GAATATAACATATAAAATAAACTATATGTTTACCCATGAGAAAACAATCTTTGTAACACATTTAATTGTGTGTGTGCTATATTAATGTTGCAAATATATATAAAACCATTTATATAACAATAAACAATGGCAACCATTAACATTTGCAATGCAACTAATTGTTAATTTACAAATATACTATTTTAGCGGTAATTCCAACAAGTCAAAGAACGCTTCTGTTCGATTATTATTTTTCCAGTCCCTTTCTGCAATGTTCACATAAGAACTTCTTGGCAACAGGGAACATCTTCTGCCCCACATATCCGCTAAGATACTGCGCTTCCTCACCATAGGGATCAATCCCGAAAGCCTTGGAGATATGCCGGCACAAATGACCTTTTTCGTGATCCCACGAATTTTGAAACTCTTCGGGAGTGGAGGTTAGTGAGATAACCATTACTGTTTCTCTTCTCCTGTAGTCCGAATAGGTTAGACCGGTATTCATTCTGCCTTCAGTCAGATTGCGATACGCACGCTTGAGGGAATCCCCCCTGCATCCTATACGGTACAGGTCCATAATGATCCGGTTCGCCCAATAGGTGTGTACCGCATAATACACTTTGACGTGCCAGTCCCCATATTTTGGTATGTAGAACTCCTGAACAATCATATCACATCCGACCAGATTACAGGAATCCCTTTACCTATACAGGTGGCAAAGAACTCGTCAAACGCCCTGCAAGGATCGCCATCAATATCATCAAGGTAGCATTTTATATGCTTGCACAAATGTGCCTCGTCAACCAATGATTTTTTATAGAAATCCGCTTTCAGCATGTTTGCGACATAAGCAACGTCATAACCCTTGTCGTGCTCGATGGTAATTCCGTTCGCTTTCAGCATATCGTCCACTTCGTCTTTGCTCCACGGCTCCAACTTTTTTTCTTTACCCGTGGTTTCGTCTTTCACTTTCATTTTTGAGACGGCCCATTCATAAAGTTTCTTGCTGAAATGAAAGCCGTATGCTTCCAGATATTCCCTCATGCCAGATGGGAATCTGCTGTATGTATCCAATCTCTGTTCCATAACCTTTGTTTAAAAAGAGGGGCATTCCACCCCTCCACCATTAATAAAACTCACCGTTGGCGCGTCTGCGTCTGCGTTCTCCCATGTCATCCATGCGGGGATATTCAGGGAAATAGCCGGGATACCTGCGTTCTCCCATACCTGATCCTGAATAATTTCTTCCGCCATCACGGAAGCCCATGTCTCCATGAATCTCTCTCATGGCCTTTTCGTAACCGTGGCGGCAGCCTTCCTTGTAGGCTTCTTCCACCTCGTCACCTCTCATTCCGAAGCCGCGTCCGTAATCGTCACGCCCTTCTTCTAATATTTCCCACATTCCCATAATCATTTCTTTGTTTTGGATGTTTCAACCACTCCGAGCTGTTCCATAAGCCGTTTGTTCAATTCCATAAGGTCAGACATGTTCTTGCTCATTTCCGACATTTGCCCTTTCAGAGAGGATATTTCCTGCTCCTGACGTTGTTTCTCGGCAAATTCAGGGTTCAAGAGCGTAAGCATCTTGTCACACCCTGCAATGACGGAATTGTGAAAATCCATGCTGTTGATGATGTCTATGCTTTTCTGTTTCATAGAAGCGACCTCGTTATTCATCGCATCACGTGAGCATGACACTACGATATTGCCGTTCTGTCCGAAGTCGGCTATATCCATGCCGGCAGGAAGATTTTGGAAAGTCGTGTTCTGCCCGTTGACACATACAACAACATCCACAACCATTTCCATTTGGGGCAACTGTCCCATAGGGGATGCCATAGGATATTTCGGCTTGGGAGCGGAAACGCTGACTACCGGGCCGTATTCGATAAACGGGTTAGCATCCTTATGAAGTATATATAACTGGTTATTGGTACGAAGTGATTGAAACATATTGGTTTAATTTTAATAGGGTGCCAAGAAACCCGGCACCCGTGTTAACTACTTGCTTTTGCTTGACATTGCTTCTGCCGTTGCAGCCGGAGTAGCGGTAGGTCTGTATCCGCCATTAACAAGGAACAGCTCGTTGGTGTATTTGTTATAGTGGATTTCATAAATACCGGTTCCGGCAAGGTTGGCAACCGTAATAGGCTCGTTGTTGTAAGCTAACAACGGTCTTGTATCCCCGTTGGTCCCTATCAATATAGGCAGCGTGGCAGTCGTGCCGGCAGGGATCGCCTGACGAAGATTGACATAGAACCCTCCGACATAATCCCTGTTGCGGAACGCATGGTTAGGAAGCTCCAAAGTCACATTCTCAGTACCGACTGTTACAGCCACCGTAGGAAGAGTGTTGTAATTCACTCTGCCAAGGGAGGGAAACGGGAACGGAAATCCTGTAAAAAAGTTAGGCCACATATCTACCTCCTTTCTCACCGGATTAACCCCAGTAGTTATTGCAACCGCATCCGTAACCACCACGGCCATATACAGCATCACCTGCATAAGCACCGTATGCTGCGGCACGATATGTATCCACGTTCACACCTACAATATTAGGGTATTGTACCGGGACAGTGTTAGGTAATTTACATTTTATACCATCAACATCGCTCTGCAATGCCTGCAATCCGGCTGCTAAAGGAGCGATCTGTTGTCCTACCGCACTCAGGATGGTTGCATTCTGGTTACGCTGAGAGATTTCGGCTGTCAAAGTAGCCTTTTCCGCAGTAAGAGATGCGATCTTGTCCTGCAATGCCTGATTCTGAATAGCGTCAAGTTTGGCAAGGATGGCATTCGTGTTGGCTGTCGCACCATCACGCAATGACAATGTGTTCTGGTTAGCAGTGTTGACTAATGTGTTAGTCTGGTTGCACATCGCAAGCTGGTTCTCGTATCCCTGTGTGGTTACAAGCTGTTTCATATCGCAGCAACAGCTACAGATCTGAGATGTCAGAGCGTTGTTACCTTGCATGATCGCAGTGAGGATACTGTTGGTGTTCTGGCCCATTTGGTTGCCGAGACCGCAGATAGCCTGTGATACAGAGTTAATACCGGCAAGGATTTGGTCTGATGATGTGTTCACAGCTTGTGCTAATGCTGCAATGTCGACACCGTTTCGGTTAAGTGTCTGCATGATCATTTCTCTTCCTTCGTTCGCTCCTTGGTTGTTGTTGCCACCAAATCCGAAGTTCCCGTTACCGAAGATGGCTGCAATCACAATCAATGCGATGATGTCCTGAAAGCCACCATTGTTACCGAAGAAACCACCGTTGCCGTTGCCTCCCATGAGTCCCATCAGATAACCGGTGTCAATTCCTCTGTTCTGCAGGGAGGGGAGAATGGATGCAAGCAGCCCGTTGCCTGAACCCGCTCCACCAGAAGGTTCTCCAAAAATATATGTTCGATCCATATTAAAAAAATATTATGTTCCGACCAATATTAGTCGTACTGCAAAAATATAAACATGGAACGTGTAATAGAAAAGTACTTTTCACGAATAAAAGAAGAAATCTTCTTATTATGAAGAAGTTTCACTCTGCGTAGAATAAGCATATTTCCAAATATAATTACCCGCAGTTCTTTGTTTTCCTTTGCAGTTTCGCTGTATAGTAGTTGAAGATATATTAAAAGTTTTTGCAGCTTCTGATATGCTTGAAAATTCTCTTATTAAATTCAAATTCAAATCATACTGCCTAACTGGCTTTGACAGCCTTTCAATATATTTACCTTTAAATCTTTGAATTTTATCTAATGTAGCACGTTTATGATTTATAAGAGTTAATCCATTATTATGATTCTGTTTACTTGTACACCAACGTAAGTTTTCGACTCTATTATCACTTTTTATTGTATTTATATGATCTACTTGTAAATAGCCATTAGGATTTTCAAGAAAAGATAAAGCTACAAGGCGATGAATTTTAAAATTTTTCATTTTTAAGTCTTTATGCAAGCTGACTACTAAATACCCATCACTAAGTGGGCTTGGAGTTAATATACATTCTTTCACTTTGCGATAATATATTTTACCTTTTTTGTTGTTAGCAACTATTCTTTCTAAAGATTTAATTCTACCTTGATTACTAACTTGGTATATTCCTTCATACTCTTTAATATCTTTTCAAATTTCTTTCATACAATATCATTTTGAATATTACAAATATAGTATTTAATCATGACATGTCAAAACAATAATGTAATTTATTATATTATCAATTATGCAAATATTTGGCATTAATTATGAATCTAATATATAACTTTTATGTCAATTTTTTGAGTATGATTTATAATATAAGAAATGCTTCTTGTACTTAATCCAATACGCTTTTGTATTTGAGTATAAAGATATTCTTTTGAAACATAACGTCCAGCTTCTCCAAGTTTATTAAGTTCTTCTTGATAAATATCGTGTACTAAATTATCACGTAATATGGAGGAAGTTCTTCGAGTGTTTCCTACTTTATGCATAAGTATTTGTATTTTGTATCCGGTCAAAATCGACCGTGCACAAAAGTATATAGATCATAACTCATGGAAAATCAGTTGTTTCCCAACAAATTCTTTATATCGTCCCAATATATTCTCATCATTTTCCCACTCTCCATTCTCTCATGGAAATTGGATATCATGTAGTTGACAGCACGTTTGGTCTTATGGATATGAGCGGCTATTTGTGAAGGGTACATACCGCTTTCGAAAAGAAAAAATACAAGAAGATACCGGGCTCCACTGTCTCCATATTCTTATCAGACGATAATATTTGGTCTACAGACACTTCTGTTTCTTTTGAAACAATATTAATTATTTTGGCAAAGATTTCTGACTTGCACATGTTTTTTCTAATTTTTTATTCTTATCTTTGCCTCACCACATTATAATATAATTTGTGACAAAGCATAGGATACTGCGTTGAAAAAGGCATTAGGCCCCCAACAACGTGCAGTATCTTATGCTGATTATGTTATAATGTGGTAGTTTTAACGTAGTTCGTTGTATGGGGGCTTTTTTTTGATTCTAAGCCCCTGAAAGAATTACTTTTGTTATGAGTTTTTCTATTATGTGCCACGCTTCTACCTGTGGCATTCTGGTTACTATTTCATCTTGCACCTCCTTTCTTCTTTACCAGCCCAATGACTACGATTAATAATATTAATATAATACCTATTGAAAACTCTCCTAGTTCTAATTTCGTCTTCTGCCACCATGTTAATTCCTTCTCCACAGGGTAGGGGACTTCTAACTCTTTCTCCTTCTCTATATAGGCTGTATCGCGAATCATCCTGTCACGGTAGACTATATGCCACTTGTCAACAAACACTGAATCGCCTTTCTCTTTTATATGGACAGAATCCTTAATGTAGATGGAATCACGCTCGTGCATGGTAAGATAAAGACTGTCAGTCCTTATAGTTTCTACTGGGACATACCTTATGCTCCGGCATGATCCAAACAGCAATAGCAATGCTATCCCTACCGCAATCCATATATAGACTCTTTGTCTCATAGCAGGTCCCATCCCTTAAAAATGTCCTCCATTACGGCAGGGACACCATTTTCAACATAAGATATAGCAGCAGCCAAAGAGCACATCGTATCTTTATCCTCAATATCCGGAACATATACCGAAGGTACTTGCATATCCTGACATACCCGTCTGATGTAAGCCCCTGTATTGTTCTCTGTCTGTGGGGCCCATCTTGTAATAAAGTCCGCAATACAAATACAGTTGTGTTTCCTTCTGTAATTCTGTAATGTGCGGATCAAAGCACGATAACCCCATTTCATTTCTGTAAACTGGAAAAAATCCTTGTCTGTCTGTTTTTCTCTCAACCCCTGCCATTTATCCTTTGTTATGCGGATATTACCGGGGTTATTGTTTCTCAATCCTCTTGGTAAACTTTTCATTTCTTTCCCTCCTTTTCTTTTAATTGCTCTATCAAGTTATTAAACCGGCTATTAATATAGATGCTTATGCCAAATACGCTACCGGCATACAACAGACACTGGGCAAACAACCACAATACACTATCATGTATCTGCCCCATAGGTTCCGAGCACACAAAACCAGCCACAGTCAAGGACGCTCCCAAAACAAGCATTCCCACAGCAGTTGAATACTGGATGTTTTCTTTTGTCTCCTTTCTCATTGTGCAATAATTTATATGACTTTTACTATCCTTTTTTTATACCATCAATTACACGTTTTGGATTACCCGATTTTATCAGCTAACCTTTGTTTTGTATGACAAAATAAAAAAAGAGCCTGCCACGGAAACTAATCCGCAACAAGCTCTTGGTCTTACGAAATTGTATAATGTCCTTTCGTCATAATATAAGTGGCGTGCATCTTCACACGCTCCCCACAAAGATAAATATTGTTTCCCTTATTACAAAAAAAATAACCGGCAATTAACGCCGGTTATCGTGATAATGTCTTATAGCTTCATTGACATATAATGATACTGATTGCTCCTTATCCAAAATAGTAGCTACATCCTCCTCTATCGTGACAAATATTTTTCTTACACCTCTAACCTTGGGACGTCTTGGCACACCATTGCTGTCCAATATCCTGTATATTGTCTGCTCAGACCGTACCCCTGTTTCTCTTATTATCTCCTTGATAGCTATCCCGTCCTTATATAGGGACAATACCCTAGACTCTTGATCTAGGGTAATAGATCGTCCTCTTCCCATAAATTAATGTTTTTGTTTGTTATTGCTTGTTGTTTTTAAGGATATCGGATTAGAACTCAACAAATATCAATGTTTCCATGGAATCTGATTCTTTCACCCACATGTGATTGTTTTCAAAACCATAGTCAAAGAACAGCTTAAAGTAAGGGTATTGTACTGTTAAAGAGTTCATACAACCTCTTAATTCATCTTCTGACATGCAAGAAGTTATCTCATTGATTATTTGAACGAAAAGGTGTAAAACTTCTGGTTCACAATTTATCAGTGGATTTTCTACTATCGCTTTCATAATCTTCTATTGTCTTTTAATTATTATTCATTGTTTTATTATCACAATGCAAATATACTATATTGTGATGTAATAGCAAAACAAATCATAATATATTTTCTTGCATTGTGCAATATTTAACATTTAGATAAAGAAAAGAACAGCCGCCAGCAAAAAGCACAGCAGCCGTTCAATCCACGTCCTACTCTCTATCCCATTCTCACGAGAAGACAATAGCAAAGATATCAAATCTAAAACGAAATACAAAAAGAAAACTATATTAATTATGGAGAGCCAATTTTGAAACAAAAACCAATCTTCTTAAAAAATTGCCATTAATGCAATATTTTTTACTTGCAGGATGAATGAAAAGAATTAATAGAACGGAAAGACTGGCGAGTTTGTATTTTTATTGACAAATGAAAATAGAGATGGACCGAAGTCTGAAAAACAAGTATAAAACAGATAGCCTCTATAGATTTCTACTGCCTGAGGTATTTTTCCGAGTATTTTTGAGATTTTATTTGATTTTGTTTTACATTTCTACGATTATAATACTTCTGGTTAGCCCTTGTCAGATCCTTGATGATCGTTTCATCAAACACCTCGGAATATATCTCTGTTGTCTTGACCGATGTATGACCCAAGAGTTTTTGGACGGTGGTTATCGGAACGCCTTGGTAAACCAAGAGAGTGGCACAAGTGTGTCTGCTGGTATGGTAGGTGAACTTCTTGCCGATATGCGCCATTCTTCCCAATTTCTGCAATGTTCGGTTGGTGTCGGAATTGCAGCCTAATGCAGCCAGTTGTTCGATGCTGTCGTACTTCCGCATTATGCCCAGTGCCTTTCCGTTAAATAATAGATATAGCGGGATATTAAGTTTAACGCCTGTTTTGATGCTATTCATAACTAGCCATTCCTTTCCGTCAACTGTTACGAGATTCTTACAGGTAAGTTGTTTAAAATCAGAGAATCTCAATCCGCAATAGCAGCAGAAGAGAAATGCGTCCAGTATGTGCCGGCTGTTGTTCTTCCTGTCCGGCAGTTTAAGATTTTCCAATTTTTCCAAGTCGGCAGGCATCAGGAAGTTATGTTCCTTCTTCTCCCTCTTGATCTTGAACTTACGGAAAGGATATGCCTCCTGTAATATATAGCCTTCGTTAATCGCCTCATTCACCAAGGTACGAAGTATTCTCATGTGTTTCCCTACCGTGTTTACTTTCAATCCCTTGTTACGCAAGAATGCGTCAAATTCCTTTAGAAACGTATAATTGATGTCCGTGAACTCTATCACGTTCCGAAATTCCTTCAATGTGGCTACCGTGCCCAGCATGTTATCCTTGGTTCCCGGTTTCCTATCGGAATTCACTATAACCTGTTGGGCGAACTTAAGAAACGAAACCACGGGTTTTACCCCCTTCCTTACAGCTTCCTTCAATGTGGATAAGTTAGATTCAAGACCTCTCTTCCAATAGCTTAACTCTATAGCCTGTAATTCCAATATATGCTCATATAGCATTGCATTAAGTTCTTGCGACTGCGGATGGTTGATTACTTGGGCACCATCCTTACTCCAACATTCCGGCTTTAGATAGACATTGGTTTTAAAGTATACCTTCCTCTGATTCAGATAGGCTTCTATTTGTACAAGGGCTGTCCCCTGTCGGTTTAACTTGTTTTGCCGGTTATAAACTAAACGATATCTGATCTTCTCTAACATACTCAACTTTTTGTTTTTAAAGTTAAAAAAATTCTTCTGCATTTACAAAATAAACCACAAAAATTGTTCTGGGGGAACTCTTGGGAAATCCGAAGGGAACAAAATCGTTTTCTTCATGGAGTGAATTTACGGATTTTGTAAATGAAATGCCTATAAAAACAATTCAACCTTTCGTTTCCGATTTCAATGCTTTTGCTGGAGAAGGATTCTATGGTAATGTCGTTCAAGGATTGGTTATAAAACAATTAGAAGATGTTGTTTTCATCTTCGGAATAGCAATAGACGGAACATTAATATTTAGAAAAAGGAATTATCCAGACGTTTCAACTTGGGAAGATCCTAAGATAATAATTTACAGTAATAATTGACATAAAATCTATTTGAAACGAGAGCTGGGGGGACTGATCGGTACGGCTACGAGAGAAAAAACAGGCTTGAGCGATAGTATACAAGCCTTAAACTCTACGTTTTATAGCATTTCTAGCGGATCAAAGAATGCTACTTTGTTTAAAGTTTGTGATTATGGCAAAAATATTCTCCATCGATTATATATCTATAGTGCACCTAATGGTACATCGGATACTTGCAGATATATTCGTGTGATCCTCTCAGACAATAATATATTTGCAAATATGTTGTTGGCAAAGGGAGGGAGTAATATCAGACTTTTTAAAGATGAAACAAGTTTTTATGTTTACACTTATAACGGTACGTGGTCGAGGTCTAATATTGAGGTTTTTGCAAATGAACCTCATCGCTTTTATTTCACAGACGTGACAGATCAAATCAGTATATCAGATTTGGAAGAAATCTCTATATCTTGAAAAATATAGCGGTTTATTCAGATATTTATTACCTTTGCACTGCACATGGCGTTGTGCATATCAGGATCGGGTGGAACCGGCTTGTACCGGACCACCCGTTTTTTAATCATTTCAAAGATACGGTTTTCCAATTACCCCAACTGCTACTAAACCATTTCACTCGATATTTATAGGTATCTCCGCTATAATTATATAGATTCTGAACACAACAGATATTAGGTTTGCCGATTACAACTAATACACAATTACGGACATATTCTAATTTTGAATTTTGTGATAGTAAGTATATTCCGCTATAATTCATCTGATCTAATTCGTCTTGAGATTCTATTTCTTCCTCATTTCTGAACCTTAACCACGTATCATTTATCCCCAACAGTCCCCCCAGGATTGTAGCTAATTGCTGTTTTGTAACTTTTGCCACGTCATTTCCTTTTACAACCAACGCATAATCAAAGTCCGTCAACTGCGATACTTCATTTAATTTTTTATCTGCCATAATCGTATTTTTTTTAATTATTTATTACTACTTGATTTTCTACCACTTGAACATAGCCACCCGAAACAAGATTTTCCAAATCGAATGCCATGCCTATTCCACTGTCACGGATACAGAGATAAAGAACTTCCTTATCGGTGTAATACTTGCCATCCTCCAGTACCATGTTATGTACCCAAGGTATAGGATCATCCAATGTACCGGAGTGTTCTATCTGCACAACCTTGTACAAGGATTCCGTACCCGTTCCCGGCTTCCAGTCCTCCTGCGGTGTATGTTTCTGTACAACCTCGTAGAGTGTACCATCATAACGGAACCGGAACGACACATCAACCTCTGTACCTATCAGATCCTCCCATGCCGGAAAATAGTCTTTCTTCGACAATGCTTCTTCTGTAGTAAGCCCGGCATTGTTGATATTCGCTGAGATATCATTGAGCAGCGTATCCACACGGTCAAGTGCTTCAACGTCTATAGCCGCCACATCAATAAATGATGCTTCGGCAATCATCTGCTCCTTCTGCTTCGATGTGATCTCTTTCCACACAGCCACATCCTCAGGGCTGTTTATCAATACCTGATTTTCAAATCTTCGTTCCGACAGAGGCATATCCTCAACCTGTGTCAGATAACAATCATAACCTGCTTGTAATATCATATCTTTCACTCAATTAAATCCATACGTGTTATATACCAATGGTTGTTAAAGGCCCTCATCTCCAAAACATAAGGCCTTGCCATCTGAATTTCTGTCTTATTGTTATATGATCCCGTCAATCCGCAGAAATAGTTCGTAGCCTTGTACTTGTCGGGGTTCTTAGCCACCCTTGATGTCATGTCTACTACAAACTCCAGTTTCAATCCGTTCCATGATGATGCGGGAGGGAGGGTTATGGTTCCGCCAAGACCATCAGCGGAAAAGAATGTAGATCCCTGAGTGGAAGGATTCACAGTCATGTTGCCTTCCGAATCAGCCAGACTATCCATATCGCTTCCCGGTGAATAGGAGAGAGTGGTAGTGATTATACCTGTCACATTTGCCTTCGTGGCAACAAATTCACCCAGTTCATTCACCCGGTACGGAGCACTGCCCGGAACACTACCTCCAGCCCATATCCTTACAGGTGTCGTACCGGCTTCCTTGCTGCTTCCTCCTGTAAGACCGGCTACAATATTATTATTTGCATCCTTAATCAATAACTCATTGCCTTGGACGAAATCAAGACTGGCATTATTGGCTATTATCAGGCTGGTATAGATAGGACCGACATTGCTTAATTCCGTCCAATAGGTGGTATTGGCATAGGTTATGGAAGATGACGATGTATGGGTCTTGATACACTTATAAACATCCCATCCGTCCACCGCATTATTGTTTCTCACCATTACGATATCAATATACCGCGTGCCACTTGTAAGGTCCTCGTCATTCCTGTACGTCACGCCGGACGCCCACTCGGAAGACCGTATAATACATCCCTGTATTCCTTGTACGCCCTGATCTCCCTTGTCTCCCTTATCTCCTTTGTCTCCCTTTTCACCATCATCACCCTTGTCGCCTTTTGCTCCGGTATCGCCCTTTTCGGCCCATACATCATATTCTGCGGTGTTTACTCCACCCGTCAGCACATAGCCGCCATCGTTGAACGTGAACCGGTTGCCGGCATTGTCCGTCCAGCACCACAAGGGAGGATTCGTAGTGGATGCCTTGGCTACATAAGAGCCGCCACCCATTGAAACAACGCCCATTTTGGGTACAACCATTCCGGTCTTGAACTGCCCCATCTGGGTGTAACCGTCACCCTTGTCACCCTTGTTGCCCTTGAATTGCGACCACGTGTAGTCGGTAGGATTGCTGCTCTCCGTGGCGGTTTCCTTGTTTACCGCGATGCCTATATATTTGGTGTTGTCATTCGGCTGCTGGTACATTCCGCTTCCGTCCGCGTTGTCCGAGTAGGCTATCCATGTATAATAGGTTTTCCCGTCGGCACCGACAGCACCCGGAACGCCCGGTTCGCCCTTGATGTCACTCCATTTGTAATCGGACGGATTGTTACTTTCCACAGCGGTTTCCTTGTTGTATGCCAGTCCGATGTATGCTTTTCCTGTGGGATCATTACTGATTCCGTTTCCCTGATCGTCATCCGCATAGCGTATCCACGTGTAATAGGTCTTCCCGTCCTTTCCCGGAGTACCGGGAACACCGTCGGTGCCATTGATTCCGTCCGTACCATCTCTTCCCGGTTCAGCTAATACGTCATATTCAGCAGTATTTACCTCACCCGTCAGCACATAACCGCCATCGTTGAAAGTAAACCGGTTGCCGGCATTGTCCGTCCAGCACCACAAGGGAGGATTCGTAGTGGATGCCTTGGCTACATAAGAGCCGCCACCCATTGAAACAACGCCCATTTTGGGTACAACCATTCCGGTCTTGAACTGCCCCATCTGGGTGTAACCGTCACCCTTGTCACCCTTGTTGCCCTTGTCACCTTTAGAAGCAATTTCCAGCCAATCGCCATTAGATCCCGGTGCAGAGGACGAGCCATCCTCATTGATACACGCCCACATGCTTCCGTTATAAGACAAACTGTCGTAGTAATCGTAATGTACGCCAGGTATATAGCCTTCCTCACGGAAATTCAAAGTCTGCACAGGTGTTCCATCCGGCTTTATCTGCTTGATGATACCTGTCATATATATATTATTCAGATACATGGAATAACCGTCCATGTTCAGTCCGAATATATTCAGATTGGAAAGGTCGCCATATTGTAGGGCAACATTGGCGGCGGAGATCTCCCATGTATTCTGTTTCCACAACATACGGGTGTAAGTCCTTGTTTCGTAGACTGAGGTCTGGCGCTCCGTATTAGTAAAGCTGCCGTATGCCACGAAAGTCATCATCTCAAAAGGATCGAAAGAGGAAGACCACGATGAAGAAGTGGGGCGCAACTGGTACTTGAATGTTTCGTTTCTTTCACCTGTAACTTCCGTAATCGTGAAATAGACTGTACAGAATCCGGCAAAACGTCTGTTGCCCTTTCCATCGTCGTAATCCTCCGTAGCGTTCCCGGTGATGTTATGATAGATACCCATACAGATATCGCCTACTGCGACAGCACCAATCTCACCATCTTCCAGCTTAAGTGTACATGTCTTGGTCCCTGTATCTACCGTTTCTATAATGCCGGCTCCGGGCGCACGCCACTTGTCGCCCAGCGTGACCATCACACGATTGTATCTTAATTCGGGAACTTCGAGAAACCGACGGATAAACATGCTCTCAAACTCCCCATGCCCTGTATCGAATATCTTGGCTCCGAATCCGGTTAAGCCGCTTGCAAAACCATTCTTTCCGAAAACAGCACCGGCAAACATACTGAGAAGAAATTTAGTGGAATCCGCCACGTCCTTCCGCAAGAATATCTCTTTCAGCTTCTCCGCACTGTTCTCTATCTCAGTCATTACACGCAATGCGCTCATCACATCCTCATCGGTGTAGGTGACATCCTTGTCACCCTGCTTTACGATACGGTTTATCAGATTCCCGGCTATCTTAAGACCTTTGAGGAAGTTTATTATACCTTGCGCATCATCATCGTTCAATGCGGATAAGAACCAGTCAAGCACAGGCGTATTCTTATCCAGCGTGTATGCAGATGTGGCATGGTCGGCGTTAGTGACATCGCCTCCGCCACCACTGCCGCCACCGCCGTTCTGCTTTATCTCTTCAACCTCAATGGAGATCTTGCTAAAGTTGCTGTTGATGCGGTCTGCCGTTTCGCTCCAAGTTCCTGTTTTGTTTATTGTATTAAGCTCCATATATCCTGTTCCACTTTTACCATTCCGCATCCGGATGCACTTCAACGGACAGATGATTCATTATTCTGATGATTAGGTCTCGTATCATAATATATATTTTGAGTGTTACTGATAACTTTCCGGGTTACTCTACCAGGGTTGTAATTTCAAAAGGGTTGCCTACAGCCGCTTTGACAGCGCGTATTATCAATGCAAAGTTCTCCTCATCTACAGGCGTACACAATTGTTCCCTGTAATCTCCCCCTCCTTGAGATATTCTATAGCTACAGTCTGCGATATCAAGATTGTATATTTTCGCCATAAACGACTGGAATAAAGTTGCGGCAACCAAATATCTTGTTATGCCAAAATCCGCATGAATGGTATCACGAGTAAAGTCATTCTTGTTCTTCCAGTTCGCCACGTTGTTCATAAACGGATAAGTATCAGAAACGGTAGTCAAATCGGTAATAGTTTCAGCCTCCTGAATAGTTGGGATTGCAGGTGAAGCGGAAGCATAATTTGTAGACTGTCTTAGTTGTGTGACAGTTCTTGCATTCTGAACCGCTGTTCCGGATGGAATGATGAATTTGACATCCGGGCAATTGGATATGCAGTCCTTGTAGTTTTTGGCAATATTACGCCACATACCCAATTGTCTTTCCTTTTGGTTGTTTCCATAACTCAACCAGTGATCATCATCTGCACCATTGGGGCCGTGCGACTCGGAGATTGTATGATAAATGCTGAACGCCCAAGTCATGTTCATACAGAATACAGGATTACTATAGAGACAGGCTTTTTTACACAAGTCGATCAATTCTTGTACTATGTTCCTTGTTATTTGTCCATCTTCTCCTTTTTCCCAAAAAGAGGATTGGTCCTCATAAGGGGATTGATAAGCCCCGTTTTGCATGATGATGAAGTCCCACGCTTCATCAGCCAACAACCAGTCCATCAAGACTGTGTCATTTGCCGGTGCAGGTTCCCCTTCATCCGTTATATCAGAATCAGGCTCGCTGGACCATTTTCCTGTCGTACCGTTATATTGTTCCCATGTCGTTGCCTGATATTTCCATTTATAATACGTAACTCCCTTATTTCCTTGAAACCTTTTCAAAAAAACATCTAAAGTGGCTGCACCTATATAAGCATTTCCCAAAATTACATTTTTGCCAAATGAAGCACAAATGTTACCTACTTCTCTGACTGTATCCACACCGAAGGATGATCCGATAAAAAGAACTTTCAGCGCTTCTTTATAGGACTGATCTTTATGTTCCATAGATTCCAACCTTTCATTCAAATCCTTGATATTGGCTTCGGTCTCATCCCTGTTTTTCTCAACTTTCTGATCCAGTTCGGATATCTGACCTTTAAGCCCGGTCTGAATATAGGGAATACCATATATTTTTAAAGATTTCATCCATTGTTCCTGATTATCCTCTGTTATTGAAGCTATACCTATATGTAGTCCTAATACTGTAGCACCATCCGGTTTAAGATACCCCCTGTCCTTTCCTGATGTTCCACTTACCGTAGCAGTAATCTGGTTGCCATCAGAGCCAAAGAATTTCCATGTTCCCATGAAAATATTTGCATCTTCCGCATTTTTCAGATAAAGAAGTGTACCGTTCTCTATGCTGGATACATCAATCCTGCTATAAGCGTTATTTGTGGCATTGGAGATAGGATTGTCTCCCAACGTATTACCCACATAAGCATGTTTGAGCAATATTTCAAGAGTATTGCAAGGCAAATAAGGCAATTCCACACCTTCCGAAAGAGATTTGAGTTCATTTGACGTGTTATTTGCAATCTCCTTGGCCTCTTCTGCTATTTCTTTGGATTTGTTTATTTCTGTATAGGTTTCTTGTACATAATCAATTACAGGCTTATAATACAATCCCAGAATACTATATCCGGAAACGGCATTTATCTTTTCGGTTGAAGCATGTATATACATATATTTCGCAGTACCTTGAACCTGTATTTGATACCCACTATCAGCGTATCCTGATTCAACATGATCACCTTCGGCATTTGTAAACTTAACAACCAAGCCCAAATCGGCAAGTCTGACTTGATTGTGATTGGTATCTATGACACTTATCACAAATCCAGTTGGAATATCAACGTCTAGAGCTTGTTTAAATCTTAAGTAACCTTCTGTGGAATTAGGATAAATAGATTGTCCCGTACCTACCCATTGTCCGATTTCAAAATCAGATAATTTAAAAACATATCCATTGATTTCAATTTCTAATTCGGAAAGTTCTGCTGTAAGATTCTTGCGTGTTTTGGGGTTGACCACCGCATCTGTTATGGTAGCCGGGTAAATGGTTTGGCCACCCTTGGTCAGCTTATATATTTTTGCCATAATAAATCTCCTATATTTTTAGATTAGTAACTGTTTCTTCTTCCTCTTCCGGTGGCAAAGGAGGTACAAAATCACTCAGCACATCTTCATATTCATTATCCGACAATGGGAACGCCTGAATTGTATTATATGCGGCATAATCGGGATAAGATGTTATTTCCACCGTGCTTTCATCGGTTTTCCCGGTAGTCAGTACGATTCCTGTATCTTCAACGGAAACAAGATTGCAGATGCCATCCTGAAAGTCGGAATCGGATATGAAGTATTCACGTTTGACCTTCAGCATACCGGGAGAAAAACAGGGGTTGTCGAAAGCGACAAGCAGGTTGCCGTCTTCCATGCGGCTGCAACCCACATACTCATGCCCGTCAAAGGAGGCTATGAACTTTCCCTTGAACGGATTGAAGTAAGTAAACCGGAAAGGAGTATTCACATCCCCGTTCAAGTTCTTCTCTATGATCTTAAAATCGGACTGATAATTAATTCTCATAACTATAATATTGATGTTACATCGTCTATCTCCTCGGCTGTCAGGTATCCGTTCAAGTCAACACTTCCGCCACCTCCTGTCGTGCCTGTAGGACTCCATTTTCCCTTTGTTTTGCATTCATATATAGGACCCGGTATGGTGTCACCCACAACAGCCCAGTCACCTACAACAGGAGATGGAACAGCCTCTTCCAGTGATTCAAGAGTAGAGAACAACCCCTTGTTGCGGATACCGTTCTGCTTGACCTTTTCTAGTTCGGTAGAAGTCTTGCTAAAGTTGTTGTTAAGACGGTCTGCCGCCTCACTCCAAGTTCCTGTTTTGTTAATAGTATTCAGTTCCATATCACTTCACTTTATTTGGGCAACATGTTCTGATCCCATACAATCTCAGAACCTTTAACCATAATTATGCGTCCTCCCATTATCTGGGTCTGATATATATAACCGTCACTTCCTTTTTGTTCGACAACCATACTGTCCGGACGGAAATACAATACATCACTATTGGAAGGATCATTCATAAAAACACGGGGAACCATACCGTTCAATCCATATTGAAGAGATATGTCCAAAAGCGAATTACCATCATCATCATGAATATCAATTGACGGTCTCCCATATTCATCCTCAGGAAATATGGTTATCTCATAACCTGACGGTGAGGAAACCTTCACTTTCCCGACAAATTCAGGATTTCCGTCAGCATCCCATTTAATGTTCCCATTGGCAAGCTGCCCGGAACCATCCTCATTCAACAGTATCTTACCATTGGCTATTTCAACCTTTCCCCGGAAATATCCGCCCAAAGCATAGATATATCCTCTTAAAAATACATCACCGCCATGAGTGGCAACGAAGTTCGCCATATTCGCCCATTCCGCATCTGTGGGCTGGTAATCAGGATCATTACGAAACCTCATCACGGTCAATATAGCCTGTTCAAGTTTTCCTCCTGCCCAAAACGCCACATCATCATCGTCATTGTATATGCCGCTAACTCCGGCTGTGACCTTCTGTAACTTGCCATTCTTGTAATTACCCAGTTGGATCATATTGGCCAATATCAGACCACCAAGAATATCCACAGAACCATCCTTGATCGCACTGGCGATATAATTGATTGACTGGAAACCGGCTGTTGCCTTGTCGTTATCCAAAATGGACGGTTTCCAGTCTGTGGCAATGGTCCCTCTTTCTAGTTGAAGGTCACAAACGGTTGCGGTACCACTGATAAGAAATATACCACTGCCATTGAAGGTGATCTTATGGGTATATCTCTGATAAGAGGATGTGAGAGGTTGAGAAACACTGAAAGAACCGCACGAAACAGACACAGACGTACCCTTTGCTTTATAACTGATAACATAACTTTCCCCTTTGATTAATGATACGGACTGGGACAAACTACCGATTGCGGCAGAGTACCCGGAGCCGGCATCACTGTCCGCAGATACGGTAGCCACTCCCGTCCAATATTCCAGTTGCTTGCTAAAAAGTTCGGTATCCGCCGATAGCTCAGTAGCGGCAGACAGGTCCTCTGTTTCATAATCTCCGGTAAATCCGGAATTGCGCAACAGATTGACACTTCCGACAGCCGCATTGTCTATCGCATCCTTAGCCTCTTGGGCAAGATCAGCCGCCGCCTGTATCTCATCCGGAAGACCTTCCATATTCTTCCATCCGGTGGAGCCTTTTTCGATGTGGAACATACCCTTGATATCAACACCTTTATCCTGAGTGTATTCCATGTAAGTGGTCCGGTCCTTGTCACCAATGTACGTATCTCCGTACACCTTCATCCGGGCCTTGCCGGTAGATTTGTCAAAATCAAAAGAAATGACATCTTTCCCAGTCAAGGTAAAATCATTAATACCCTGATACATGATGATGGACGGAGAAACTTCGTTCACCGAAGAGAGAATTATCGCCGCCTGTTTGGTGATATCAGTCTTATGGCCCAATCCCACGATATCATCACCTGCCACCGGAACATCGTTCTCGACATTAGGATCACACACGGTCTTGGACAGGTCTATATAATTCTCACCTACTGCTGTGACCAACCGCCAGTAATAGCGGTTGCCGACATGATGCGAAACGCCAGTCTTGATATTGCACTCCTGTGCGATGGCGAGAGATCCCGGAGTAAACTGGTTCTCTATCTCAATTCCGTCTTCCTCTTCCTTGAAATAACAACGGTAGACATCATCCAACTCATCCACACGGTTGCATTTCATGCCTGCATGGGAAATCACCTGCTCGCCACCTACATACGTCTTCTTCTTTACTTCAAGCTCGTCAAAAACGGCTTTGACCTTGACATACAGATAATCAACAACAGCCTGTGACATACCGTTCTCAAGTACAGTGATTCCACTACCGTTCTTACCAATCAAAAGACCTTTTAAAAAAGTGATCAGCTCATTGGCGATATCTTCTTTATCTTTACGAAGGAAGTATTTGGAAAGTTCCTCTATATTTGCACTTCCCGATATGGCAACAACCCGGTCTTTATTGGTCCTTATGTAAATAGAAGGATTCTTATCATCATTATGTATGTATATCTCACCCTCATTCAACCCTTCCAATCGCTTTTCAAATGATGGGGATATTTCCGGTATAATCGGATTTCCTTCTGCATCCGTTTCCGAACCGTACCACAATATCTTTATAGGATGATTTCTAGCCATGATTACACATAATTTTCATTAACAAAAGCAGCTTGCGCCTTCTTGTATTTTAACACATCGTCCTCTTCAGGATTAGTTAGCAAAAATGCTATACCTGAAGAAGAAGTTGCGATCTCAGTTTTGCCTCCGATCCCGGCAATATCGTTTTCTCTAGGGCGTAAAGTCACTTTATATATAAACATCTGTTTTTTACCTATTGTATCAAGCTTTTCCGGGACAGAATCCCCTTCCCGTACATACAAATTACCGTCTATGTTGACGTGAGAAAGGCAAAGTAACTTATTTATGAACTCCGCTATATAATACGGAACACCACGACTTGTCCCGAAAACAAAATCAAATGTTTTATAAGGGAGAGAATACATTTCTATTATCTCCTGCTTCTGATTCACAAACTGTTCGTTTTCAACTTTCAACTCCACCCCATCCGGCTTGAATCCTCCTATTATTCTGAACTGGAACATCTGCCGAACCTCATCAATCCAGAATATATTATCAAACGCAGAATTATTATCTTTATGGGAATATTCAATCAGAATAGAATCACCTATATTCTCACACACACAGAATTCCTCACATTCCTTATCGCCTATAGTTACTGTATATATCCCCTCCGAAGGAGATAATGAGGCATAATACATCTTAATGCTTTCATTTACATCATAAGTAAGCAGTGTTATCTTGGAGGAAATATTGCCGATCTTATCATTCAAATAAGCTGAAGGTTTTTCGCCGTTATCACAAAAGATTTGCAGCAGGATGTTGTCTGACACAGAAAATACTTGTCTGAAACATCCAGCATTTGAATATTTATATTTCAGCGGTTTAAAGAATAACGGACAAACATCTCCGATTGATATCATAGTCTTTTCGTAAGTTTCTAGTAACTTGTGACTTCACAAGCTTTCATTGCAAATATAACAATTAAAATTTGAATCTTTATAACGAATTTAAATTTTTCACGATCAAAGTTACCTTTGAACTTTGTGATTTTGTAAAATTGTAATCAGCCTGCTGATAATATCCCTGTACAACTTTGCCTTGGTATTCCATTTCAACAATTCCTGTAAGATCTTCCGGAAGTTCCACATCCGAAGTCTCAAATTCCACCTCCGCCACAGTAAACATCCTTTTTGAAAGAATTATATCCCTACTTTCCCCCATTCCATCAATACCCACATCACTATTACCATCTGATGACGCAAAAGTAAGCATCTCAACAGATGAGCCGATGTATGCTTCATTGGCCAAAACCATAGAAGAAGGGGAAAACATGGCATTGAACATTGTGTCAGGGCTGAGAACGCCACCCATAAGATAATCCCTGTTCAATATATACTTAAGTCCAGACGAATCAGATTTTACCCCTACCATAAATAAATCAGTGTCACTTTCGTTGTCTGTAGTATCTTCACCTATCTTGTCAGCAAGGAACTCTATGCCGTATGCGTCCGCACGGTATGGAGATATCATTTCAAGGCTATTGTCCGTCATGGTCACGCCTGTGGTATATTCATTCGTAAAACGGAACTCATCCTTTCCATTAGCCGTGTCGTAATCCTGTTTGTCAAAGCCTATCCGTATCCGAGAATACACCAATGCAGAATTAACCTTCATCTCATAATCAGATAAATCATCTATCCTTTTGACAACATCATCCGAGAAGTATTTGCTTCTATGCCGAAAAGTTACTGTATTCCCGGATATGTCGTAAGCATAACCAAACACATAACTCATCCAGTTTGCAAATTTGGTGAAGGATGTATATATTTTGGCTCCAGGAATCTTACGGGCTGATTCAGCCGCCAAGAGCATACAATTATCAAGCCTTCTATCTCCTGTCCCCTCAATCACTCCAGTCAAACCATCTTTCTCTCCATTAATACTTTTAAGCAGTCTGTTCAGCAATGTATCAGGCTTTATAACATCCATTTCAACAGGGTTTATTCGATTTTTCCATGATGCTTTAAAATAACTTGATGTTGAAACTTTGTATGGCAAATCCGGCAATACAGGTACAATCTCTTCTTTCTCATTGACATACATAGCTCTCACTATTATTTTATCATTATGCAAAAGACTTATATTGTACGATTCCGAAACCTTCTTTTCCACTGGCGTTTCTGATTCTGTCGTAAGTTCAAAACTTCCTATCACCGTTTCCGTAGTCACCACTTCCCCATTACTGTCAATCTCATTACTTATCTTCATAATCTGGAGCCTCACACCTCTTACATCATAGCCCAAAGCACCAGACTGATATTTCCTAAACACAAACATATCAATATTAAACTCTATATTTATCCTAATTGATTTCAGAGCCTTTATCGAATATACATCATCACCACCTACTGTTTGATCATTAAATTCAAGAGACCCCTTTATTAAGGAATCACTGGCAGTTATATATATTGGCATTGGTGACATTTTCTTGCTGAAATAAACATTAATAAGAGTGTCATCGTCCTCCAATGTATCACCTGTAGGAATCCATTTTGCTGATTCTGAAAGTTCAAGTCCGTCATAAACAAGAGGAATGGGGCTTTTCACCTCTTCGACCGAATATTCATATTGAGTTCCTTTTTTTGACTTTATCATGGACGCCACGCTATCATCCACGGCATTTATCTGTAAGATACGACCATTATCCTGCAATGTAGAGAAATTGAGAGCGCAACTAAACCGTTCATTATACAACCAACTGTTATTTCTTGTACTTATTATTATTGAGGCAGAAGCATTCAAATAATCTTCATCATATTGTTTTAACAGCAATTTTCTAGCATCCCCAGCAAAAGAAAATTTGTTGGAAAATGTACGGATAACACCGTCATAGTCATTTCTCTTGAAACTAGCCTTCACCTCGTCCCAATTCTCAAGATCATCAGTAACCCTGTACTTCAGACCATTTATAAGTAACTCACATCGATAATACATAATTATTTCTTTTTACGATTCAACCCATCGATTTCGTCACATGTCTGCCTTACAAGACAGGCATAAGATCCGGCGGTCCATTCTTTCGGATTGATATACATCTTATTATACTTCCCAATAGCGACAACTTCATTTATAAATCCACGTTTTGTAGGCTTCTCCTTCAGTTCCTCATTCTTTTCCTTACTTATCTTATCCAAATCATATTGTGCACGGGAATTTAATGCGGATATTCTAGCATTCATAGCCATTACATCACCTTTTTTACACGAATAACCTATCTTCATCAGAATATCACGCACCTCATCATACATTTTCAACTTCATCATGTTCTCACATGCCTTCATGCACTCCACGGTCATTGCAAGATTCATACGCTCATTACAATTCAATATCTCAGAGAACAACTGTTTGCTCCCGACAATTTCTATATAGTCATTGATAATTTTTGCCGATGCAGCCCCTTTGTCCTCATCGTCAAATTCAATAGTATTGCTATCATTGGTATAAATCTCTATAAAAACGGACAAGGGAAGTTCATATATGTCACTTGTATACCTCATAATCAGATACTTTTTGAAAATTGCTGATAATTGTTTTCTCTTATCGCCTTGGCTAATTTTGCAAATCCTATCTGCTGTGATTTTTCCAGATGCCCTATCTTTTTCTCCAGTTCGCTATAATCATTAACTATTGATACAGGAGGAAGATTGTTTTCGCTTCTATATGCCATAAGACCATCAAAATCATTTGCATGAGCCTTTATCCTGTCCATATCCACTGCATAAGGTATAACCTTCGCACCTTTAGGGATGTCAACCAAAGTAGGGACAGACGGAGTAATATACGCTCCTTTTTCAGTAACGATTGTTTCAGGGACACCACCATCACCCACTACAGCCAATCCGCCTTTATGCGAATCAGTACCCTTGGCATACTTCGGAATAGGAGTCGCTATAATAGTAGCAAGCTGTATCGCTCCCATAGCACCTAGAGCAGCTATCATAGGTATTGCAGCAGGGAAGCCCAATTGTTTTATCGTCTGCAAAATACCACCTGCTATCTGTATAGCCGCCTCAGCTATACTGGTAGCTTTCTCAAACTTTGCCTGTTTTGTTCTTAATGCCGCTTTTTTCTTCTCCAATTCGGCATTCTTTTGTGCCGTTTTATCTTCCGCCGCACGTTTACGCGCTTCGGCTTCTTCAGTTGTTATAGCACCTCTTTCTTCTAAAGCCTCTATACGGGAAATTTCCTCTTCACCTGCTTTCTCATTCGCTTCCTGTTCAGCCTCAATAGCTTCAATCTGGCGATCATAAATGGATGATATCATTTCACCAATTCCACTAACCATAGAAGCCCACATCTCGGTAGTTCTTTCCATCTTCTCACCGTCTGTAAGTTCTTTCCAAACACCCGATATCTTATCAGACATAATACTGAATCCCTTATCCATCCCATCAAATATACCGGCAAACGGGCTATCGATATCCGATGCAAGATCTTTCAATGCAGAAGAATAACCTTTCAACACTTCAAAATTCCTTCGTGTGATATCCTGTTGCTCTTCCGCTTTTTTCAACTGATCATCCGCATTTATAGAACCTATCTCTGCTTCCATAGCCTTTATGGATTCTCTCAGCATTTCAATTTGTTGCTTGCTTACCACGCCCGATGCTTCCGCTATCTCAATCATTTTTTCAGCAGCATCTATCTGTATCTGTAATTGCTCGTTTGCGGCTTTCCGCTCCAGTTCACGCATGGCTTCATCGTATTCTTTTCGCGATAGCAGCCCTTTTGAATAATTTTCTGTTATAATGTTTTCAAGTTCCTTATATCCAGTACTTGTAGCTGCTATACGGAGAGATGATTGTTCCTCTTCCAGTCTGAGCATCTCATCGGTATACTTTTTCTTTTCCTCGATCCTTTTTTTCTCAGCCTCTGCCAACTTCTTAGCATATTCCTCATTCTCTTTCGCTATCTTCTGCATTCTCTCTTGGCCCAACATTTCCCGAAGTTTGTTCTCTTCCTCAGAATATCCCTTTACAGCTGCTATCTGGTCTTTATATTCTTTCTCTATGGCAGCAAGACTACGTTCATGCTCATCTTTAATGAGAGAAACGGACAAGTCAGCCATTTTATTCCTAAGATTCTCTATGTATTGCGCTAAATCATCCGATGCTTTATCGGCAGAATGAGGATTAAATGTAACATCTCCAATGTTAATAGAATTTGCCATATCTCTACTAGCCTTATCTGCTTGATATAACTGATTTAATAAAGAACCTATTTCTTTATCCAAGTCTTCAACCTGCTTGTTTAACTTCCCATACATGTCTCTAGCTGTATCCATAGCTGCCCCTTGACTGGATTCATATTGTGCTTTCATCTGATCTCTAGCAGATTCAAGTTTCGCACGTTTTTCTTCTTTTTCTGCCAACTGATCTTCCAAGTCTAATTTTTGTTTAGCCTGTTCTACAAGCCGATCTTGCACAGCTCTAGCTTTAGCCGAAGCTAATATGGCATTAGATAACCTTTGATAACTATCAGCCGCTTTACCTGCAAGAATGTTTTCATCACTTGTATTTTTAAAGTATGAAGGATATTGCTTTTTCAGTTCCTCAACGGCTTTTTTCCGCTCTCCCATAGGTTTATTCAAATTGACAGCAGCCCTATATAATATATCCAATTTAACAGCTTCATCTTGGGCATTTTTCACACCTTCTTTTTGAGCTTTATTCAAATCCTCCTGAAGCTGTTTTAGATAATCAATTTCTTTTCTCGCATCAAACAGGCTACCCACCCATTTGGTTATCTCACCTCCATAACTCGATAAAAGAGTTATCCCAACAACTAAAGCCGTCTGCCAACTAAGAAGGGAACTCAATACCTGCTTAAATACAGGTATAGCTGTTTGATTTGATTTTTTAGCCAACTCATATTCAATTCTCGCTTTCTTCAACTCATCAATAAATATAGGAAGGTTATTGGATATGGCAAGAAAGAAAGTATTGGCACTAACAGACAAAGCCGGAAGTTCTCTCGCAATCTGTTGTATGGAAACATTAAGACCATTCCAACCCGAAGCATAATTACCCACATTACGTTGGTAATTGCCCATCTGTGCATCTATATCCTTTAATTGTTGATTCAACTTGCCGATATTGTTCAAGATATCCATACCTTTTGCCCCCTCGCGTGCAGCTTGTGAAAGGTTATAATATTCCTTTTCCAACTGAAGCATTGAAGCCTTCATCTCGTTATAGCTTCCTGCTGTGGCAATCGCTACCTGCGTATGATTTCTCAATATCGCCGAATACTGTTTATTCTGCTCTGTCAGCATGCGTAACTGGGATACCGTAGCATCTCTTTTGGACTTGTATTCCTCTTCGCTGATAGCACCTTTCTTATACTCCTTTGATAATTCCCTCAGAGATGTTCTTAAGGCTGAAATTGTTTCTTTGTTATCACTTAACCTACTGTTCAATTCGGAGGCTTGTGTATCAAAAGCCTTTACCGTCTGACGGATTGAATCAAAATCAGCAGCAGTCATGGATATTTTCTTAGATGCTTCTTGAAATGAAACAGAAGCATTTTCCGCATCTTGTGACACGTTTTTCAGATCTTCGGAAGCACCTCTCAAATTTACTTTTACTTCCGTTATCTTGTCTGCCAATGTATTCAATGGTTTGGTAAGAAGCTCTATCTTACGGGAAATATCGGTCAATAACTTTAATTGACTAGCCTGTAATTCAGACAACCTATTTTGAGAAGCATATAATTTGGTAATTGTAGCATTATAACTGTCAACTTTAGACTGGTATTCTCTTAGATTACCCGGCTTAAAATTTATGCCATCACTTAATTGTTTCGTGAAATTCGCATATTCGGAAGATGTGGTTTGAATATTAATCCTTATCTCATTCAACTTCTTAACGATGTTAGGATCAATCGCATCAGTAATTTTAAATTCTGCTCCTGCCATGGTATTTTCGTAAGTTTTGGGTAGTGCATGACTTCATGCACCTTCTAAGAGCAAAGATAGTGATTTTATTGATATTATGAAGATAAGGAAATAAAAAAGGGAGAAGTTTTTGCTTCTCCCAATGAAAAAGGATTTTATTTTTTTTCTTTCTTTAAATTATCAAATGAAGGAAATTCCTCGCCTAGTTTATCAAACCAACTTTGATATTTTAATTGCAGATAATGATAATATGTTTCAAAATCTTTAACTTTACTACAAGAAACTAAACTATTCATATCACGACTTCCCCACATTACTTTTAACAAATATTCTTTTGCATCACCCTTACTCTTATTGTACAGCAAAAAAAGGAATTTTGAATACGACTCAGGATATGAAGATTCAGACTTGTTATAAGGGAATCTCATTTTTCTTACAATTTCATTTACATTATCAGCCATTCTCCATAGTTTAAAGAATAAAATAATTTGCAAGATTGCAAATATGACCATAATTAATTCTAATACTACCATAATACTTTTTTTATATAGTTATAATAATTTGGTTATTTTCAGCAAAGTAATATACTTTTAAAATCAAATCAAAACATTACGACATATTTGTTTGCAATTTAGAATACTGTCTAAATAAATTACAAACATAGCACTTCAATCTTCATGTTTAAATTTCACCTTCTCACTTCTTTTCCCAGTGCATACAATCAGTTTGAGATGCTTGCCGTATATCCGTTCAAGTCTATTATTTTGTTCTTTCATTTTTTGAAGTATAATTTCAAGTTTATCTATTGTTTTCATAGTCTTTTTATTCGTGTTGCGAATCGCAACGTTAACGGATGTAAAGAGTCTGCCCACCTCGTAAGCAAGGTGGGAAAGACTTATTAATATGTAAAATCTAAATTAGGCTATCTTCATCAATTTTCCGTCAGAAGGTTTGCCGCCGAACAGGTGATTGATGTATGCAAGCCCTTTCTGTGTGCATAGCACAACCATCACGACAAAGCCCGGATGATTATCTCTTGGGATAGGCTTTTCTTTCATCTCAAAGTAGCCTGCATCAATATATTTCTGTTTTGGCTCATTCCTGTTAGCAAAGAATACTCCTGCTTCACGAAGCTTCTTGAACAAGGTATTTCGTCCGAATGGTAAGCCGAGTATCTTGGCAGCCTGTCCTATATCACATTTGCCTTCCATCGCAAAGGCTTTGTCGGCAAAGTCAGCTTTGGGCTGGAGCTTCTCTATCTTAGCATCTTTCTGTTCGATTTGCTTTTTCTGTTGCTCCGATTCAATACGCATCCGTTCTTTCTCCTTTTCAGAAGCTACCAAAGCCTCCAATGCTTCAATGTAGGTGCTAGGAGTTTGAAAATTCCCGTTTTGTTTGTCCCTTTCCAATTCTTCCCAACGATCTATAATCTTTTCCCTGAGTTTTGCATCGTATCCGCTGGCAAGGATTAGGCAACCTTTCTTTGTAAGTTCATAACAAGGTCTTTTCTCACCCTTTTTATCGGTGTATTCAACCTCCACAAAATTGTGGGCGTTTACTCCTTGATTAAGTAAGTTTCTGATGTCACGTAAGATAGCATCATGTCGCTTTCCAGTGAGTTCAGCTATTTCAAGTGAACTCATCGTTTCTTTGTATAAAATTAAATCTGTCATAACTTGTAGCATTTAAAAGTTATTTATGAAGGCAATAGGCAAACAAAAAGCGGTTACCATATACGCTGCTACAAGTTGATAGTCTACCCCGAAGAGCACACAATAACTTACGTATAGGCAACCGCCAATATCCTAAAGTATGAGCATAAAAAATACCCATATAAAATATGAGCAACTTAACCGCTTGCTCTGCGAGATAGATAATTCTATCAACTTGTAGCACTGCAAAGGTACGCAAACTTTCCATACTACCAAACGAAAACAATATTTTTTTGAAGGCTATTTTTTGAAGATCCTCCACTGAACATCCCAACTTATCTGCTACTTCATCAAATGTTAAGCTATTATTCATTTTTATTTCCATGATCATGCAGCCATTAAAGATTTAAACTTATTCAGAAAATACACCTGACCTTTACCTGTAACGTAACAGGTATGTTTTATAAAAATGGGATTTTCACCCGATACTATCGGTCTTTCTTTAACGAAGAACAATCCCATTTCTGCCGCCCTCTGTGTAGGCATATAGTCATTTATATATTTATTCTTCGATCTGCTGTATCGCTGCCTTCTGATAAGGAACTTGTTCTCTACCATCCATTCATAAAGCCTTATTTCTCCAATCTTATATCCGTTTTGGGTGATAAGTTTCGCAAGATCTCCTATGAGAATATTGGTAGACGAACTTGTAAAACATTCTTTGAAAACTACAGCGAGTTTTGTTTCTTCTATAATAGACTGCTTCTCCTGTTCCTTCTTCTGCACTTCCAATGCCAATCGTTGCTTTTCCTCCCGTTCGCTCTTTAGCTGTGTGGCAAGACTGATAACAAGGTCAGGGTTGTTTATCATCTGCTCAAGCGTTGGCTGCGTGGCGGTCATGCCGTATCGCATCAACTCATCAAGTTTTTCAGTACACCACAGTTTCAAATCAATGTCTAACCATTGACAGAAATCAACTACTATTAATCTGTGCATCCAAGTACCACCTCCGTTATGTGATGAACCTGCCTTTGATATAACTAATTGATTTTCAGAAATACCATATTTTCTTGTAATTGCGTTAATTAATTGATTTGTAGCAGGTAAGGACAAATAATCATTGGGACGCTTTCCGTAGATTTTAGCAAGCTGTGTGGCGTTAACCATAACATCATCTTTGATGTCAAAAAGTACTTCGTTTCCATTATAGGAGAAAGTCTTGCTCGTTTCGTGAGCTGACGCAATCTGTACGGTACTATTATTCCCGTTCAAATAGATTTCATTTGGTTGTAGCATGAAATGAAATTATTTGTTATTAAATAAAAAAGCAGACAAATATCCTAGTTTGCTACAACCTACCATTGCCATTGGGCGATGATACACGGATATTGTCTGCCTATATTTCAATATATAAGTTTCCTTACAGGCATAAAAAATCCCATTGGCATATTTAATAGTAAGTTGTAGCACTGCAAAGGTACAACATTTTTTCAAACAAACAAATAATGAAAATATATTTTTCATTGTTATTTTCACACACATAATATCCATCTTTCTAATGACTTTCAACACGCCACAATATGCCTTACCTGTAATTTCTGCAATTTGCAGTGAACTTATTGTTCTTTTTTCGCCATTTTCCCCATCAATAGGTATTAACTTATTAAAATTTTCCATATCTTTGCGATATAAGATTAATATTGTTCCCCGTTGGCGGCTCAGTCACTTCCGCCTCCGGGGATTTATTTTGACTGATTGTAGCAGGTGAGGGATCGAACCTCATTGTGCCATTATTCACTCCTGCTTTCCTCCCTTATACTATCCACGCTTGGAATTGTATAAAAAGAAAGTTCCGTAATAGGTGCAAGCTACTACGGAACAGTCATATATAAACTCCAATAGGAGAATATTTAATCAACATCAAGTAACGCCTTGCACTTGTTACATATACAAAGGTAAATGATGTTTTTATCTTATACAATGGTATGAATATTAAACAAAAGACAATATCAATTAATAGTAATACTAAGTAACGCATAGTAATATATAGTAACGCAATTATTAAATATTACATTCACAATTTAGACAAAATCTAAATTACAACATAAATGATAGTTTTGTTTTTCAATTAAAAAATAAATATCTTTTCGCACAAGACATTTGAGGAAAAATCAATATTTACATTGGGAGAACATTGGGATATTTTCGGTAATACAATTTAGTCAATGTAGATTTAAGGCTGTTATAGTCTTTGATAAAGCCTAAATCTATCCATTGAGCTATCTGTAATTCTAACTCATATAATTCGCGGATTTTATCTTCATCGCCAATCTTATTACGCATTTCTGATTCATGTTTGCCATAAACTATGATGTTTAGAGACTTGGCTAAGTCCTTAATCTTTTTCTGGAATATATCCCCAGGGAGTATTGAACAAACGGCATGACACATAGCAGGATAAGCATCTCCAGCTAAATTACGGTATTGAATCATCTCATCATATACGAAGCGTATTACCTTTACTTCAAAGCGAGGATTAATCCACATGGCAAATTTGGTAAATAAGAAAGGATGCATCCATACTTCTTCTTTAGGTCTGCCAGCTTTACCCTTCTCTTTAACCTTACTCTTCTTAACTACCTGATTATCAATTTTAGGGGAATTTTCCCCTAAACCATTTTCACGTTCTTCAGCTATGAGCGCTTCTATAAAATCTCCAGTTCTTTTAGCCAAAAGAAACTCATCCATTTTTCTTTGTTCATTTCCTTTTACTGAATTCCATTGACGTAACAAGTCCCCACCGTCAAAATAGCTATCTTTTGTTCTCTGACTAACTGTAAATTCACCCATTGGGCGAATCATGATTTGATTCGTTTTCATGTCTTTTCGTTCACAAGATGTTCCGTACATCTTAATACGGGATATAAAAAAATGCGGCAACCGATATAGAGGAGTCGGCCACCGCATCATATCCATTACTCTTAATGAATATATAATATCTTTCTATGCGAAACCTCTATCTATCGCTGTTGCTAAATTAATAAATAATACGGGAAACGCCAAAATAATAGAATGATAAAAATCACCATTTTACGGAAATATGAATTCAACAAACTCACCCGACCAGTTTTCACCTTCACGACAGAATTTATACACATCTCCAACCTTGTATAATATATAAACACATTCATCCATAACAGCAGCCTTCTCTGCGATTGATCGCATATGCTCCATTTCCCTCATTGACTTATTCCCTTGGCACAAGCAGTTTTTCATAATTCGGTTCAATTCCATTTTTTGTTAATAATACTTTATAGTTCGCACCTCCTTATAAATTTCTCAATAGAGGGCATAAGCCTGTACGTAACATAATGCCTCCTTGCTTTGGAGCTTACCTTGAAAATTTTATAACCATATTTCTTCTCAATATCAGAACCAAAAGAAACGCCATAGCTGGCAATCCTTATACCATTTGATATTGGTATTGCCGTGATGGAACTATAAAAATCTCCACGTATGATAAGGTTTGGAGTATTGTTCCCTCTTGCAGAAAAACCCAGATATGAAGGTTTCGGTTTCTGTATCTTTGTCTTCCAATTTTTATAGCGTTCGGCGTTTTTCTTCCAATGCTCTCCATAAGTTTTTTTAAAGTATGGGTCCTCTGTATATCCGGGAATTAAAGGACTTTCATCGCCATCAACACCACTATATAGCTGTTCTCGTATATATTCCTCAAACTGAGGAACATCCCTTTCCATCTTATCCCTTATCATTGGCTGAATGCCATCAGCCAATTTCTTCCAACATCTCGCGTATTCCTCCAATGTCATAGCAAAACGGGGGATCAATCTCCCCCGCCTCCTAAATTACTGTTATTGATAATTCTATTATATACGGAAACCAGCCTTGATTTCCGCCTTTCTCTAGAAATGTCCTTCCAGAATACATCTATATTCTGAGCGACAAACTCATCCAATGAAAGTTTGACCACCTCGGACTCTATAAATGTGACTCCATTAATTCTCATTGTACCCATTGTTCAATCCCAATGACCCCATTAGCCTGTAAAATAGAAGGAGATTTAAGCACCGGTACACCTCCTGTCGCTGTAAGCACACCGTTACTGTATTCCAGTGCTGACGCACCAGAAACGACTGTTGAAGCCTTCTCAGACAATACAGCGCCATAATATGCAGTAAGGTCTGTGCGGTCATAGTGATCCACGAGTTTATATGTATTCTCAGGAGATGTCATTTTCACAAATTCAACATAATTCAATCCCTTGAGAACATTTTCCAAATTTACACCCGATTGTTTTACAGACATGTTTTTCATCATCTTCTCCGTATCGGAATACATTGCATTAAACGCAAGATAAGCCTTTTGTCCGCTTGAGTCATAAGTCTGCCCTGTAGGGTAAACCCCTGACAAATCGAATCCTGCAAGCTCGTCTGTTCCGTCATCCTCTCCGTAGATAACATTATTCTTGTCAAAAACATACATATCAAACAATGTATCCTTGTTGGCTACAAGATTAGCTTGTAAAGCTAGATTAAACTTACGCAACGTGAATGTATCCGTCCTTGCCGAATAGCCCGTTATTTCCGAACCGGCATAACCATTTTCCGATGTATTGGGTTCACCACCGCTTACCGCATATTCCGAAAATCCTGTAATAGGATAAATTCTGTCCGGATAATCAGCATGGCAAGCCTCTTCCAAAGCATCAGCAGTCAGTTCCTTTGGCAGTTTTTTGCCATGAATGACCAATATAACACCTGCTACCTTGTCCGGTTGCAGGGGGCAGTAATTCATTCCAGTATTAAATCCGGACGTGCTGCCGCACTCTCTAATATCTGTTCGCATAACAATTCTGATTTTTAACTGTTAAATCCAAATTCTTTATTTCAATAGCATCTATCTTTTCGCCAACTTCCTTACCGTCAACATCAACAGCACCACGTCTTCCAAAACTATAATTTTCTGAATATGTATGGCTTACAATACCGGAGTAACCGAAATCAAATTTATCACATTTTTTTAACTCTTCTATGAATCCGTAATACAAAGGTCGAAGAATACCTTCAAAAGATATCTCACGACGTTGTTCATTTGTATACTTTTCCAATGTATTGGTAGCGATTATTATGTTTACAGATGCCTTACAAAAATAATCCTCACTATCCCTTTCCTCGTCTAAGGGAACATACAGCCCTATCATTGGGAATTTTCCCAATGCTGTCACCCTGCTTTTCCCAAGAAGAAGAAGTGTTTCCCTTATATAAGAACTGTCACCATATATGTAATTTATCTGTTGATCCATTCTTTTTGACAAGGAAGCACATACATCTGATATTATATCGATTATCATATTCCAAGAGAATTAATTGTTTCCAACAATTCGAAATCGGTGGCGATATCCGGATAGTCCGCTTTATTTGATTTAAGCCACCTCACAAGTCTGATATTCATTCTTACCATGTCATTCCATGCGAATATCATTTTCCTTTCTGGACTTACAAGACGGCCGTCATCTTCGTCAGCCTTCACACCTGTAATAGTTGCCTGTGCATGATTATGTCTCAAATAATGAAAATATATATAGTTGGCAATAGGGGATTTGGAAACCTCACTATCACCATCACTATATCTCACGACAAGACGCGCTATAAGATCATCCCATCTTTTTTCCTTCGTTTTCCCTTCGTTGGCAATATATGATGAGAATTCCTCATACAACTTCTCTCCAAGGAGTTTTCCCAGATATTCCGACTCATATTGCATTACAAAGCCTTGAAGGCTGTCAACTATCGCCTTATTAGTCTCAGAGGGAGTATGTATATTCAATACAGCACCCTCAATATCAAGAATACCTCCTTGAAAAAAAGTATAATCCACTAACATTACACAATATCTTTGAGGTTCTTCTTTTTATTGAACAAGTCTTCAGCACCGATTTTCTTAGCGTCCTCTATCAATTCCGTAGGAACGGTGGCAACACGCCCATCTTGGAAGAACTTAGCTGCAAGTAACATATTAACACTTACCTTATCACCTTTTTTATAAGAAGCTCCGTCCTTTGCGAACTCAACCTCATAAGTTTTAGTCAAATTTACCTTCATAGCATATATAAATTTATCCGCCGACAGCGACGGGGGTTATAGCTTCAATAACGGTTGAAATCTTATCCTTGACAAAAGCTGTTTTATATTGTTTTTTGATATAAACCATCAATCGTTTCTCACCAAGGATAGTCACCATATTTTTAGTGAAATCATCATTTTCCCACCCAAGTGTAATGGTAAGGACCCATACATCACGGATGTTAAGATAGTTAAAATCTCCAACCCAAATATCACCTTGTTTGATCGCAGTGCTGGTTTCCACTCTCAGACCTTGAATCAGTTCATCACCAATACGGAAAGGACGAAGATATTGCCCATTAACATCCTTAGTCAACTGCATTTGTGCATAGTCAAGAGGATGCATGAGCACAAGGTTTGGGCGATAAGCCATATTGGACATTGACACAATCTGTGTATACATACCAACAATAACATCATAAGTGTTGGGCTTATCTACTTTCAGAGTTGTCAAGGAGAATGTAGGTATATCACTCCCAATCCCTTTAATCTGACCACCAGAACCAGTACCAGACAGAATACCTTCTTCTTCTTTCAAACCAATACGATTGATAATCTCAGCCCTAACCTCCGCAACCAACTGAGGCAAATCAGATAATGTTTCTTCGGTTACTTTTGTGCCAAGAGCCACTTTGCCAGCATTGATAGTAACTTCTGACAATGTACCGCTCATCATAGGCTTAAGACCGCCTTCTGGAACCCATTCGGCTTCTTCTTCACCCGGATTGAACTCCGCATAAGTTAATGATCGTGTAGATATTGCTGCCACATTGGCAAATTTACGGATTACAGTCTGAGAACGCGGATCAACAGATAACTGACTATCAATTGTCATGTTATAATGTGGTGCCACACCTGTACTCTTCAAGGGCTCAACATCCTTTTTGCTCATAACAAGTGTAAGGCTTTTCTTGAATCCAGGAGACTGCTTACAAGCTGTTTTCAAGTCCACGGATTTCTCTCCATGTTTGCCTACAGTAATGAAATCCTTCAATTGCTCTTCAATCTGCTGGTCTACAGATTTGAAAACCGTTTCCCCATCTTCATTCTTATGCATTGCACCCTTCATGCGAACAATTATCTCTTTCATCTCACCAAGTTCCTTACGCACTGTTTCCAATTCCTTTTCAGAGTCTATCTTTTGAGTAACCTCATTTAATTTATCCTCAAAAGTTTTTTTGTCGATAGTATCGTTCATGAAATCACCTACAGTAGCGTTTATTGCGTCCTGCAACGCCTGTAATGACTTCACGGAAACCTCATCCATTCCCGACAAATCAATTTTGCTTAAAAAGTCAAATTTCATACTTCTTTAAGTTTTAAAGGTTTTGTAAATATTTTTATTTTTTTATCGGCTCCCTCTTCATCAAGTGGCTTGCCTGCCGGCTTGTATCGAGCGAGTGACATCGCTTTTCTTATTAACGTTTGAACTTCCTCTCTCTTCCTTATTGGAAGTCCTTTACATACATCACTTATTTCAACCGGAAGTGATTCCAACGCACTTTCATATTCTTCTGCCGATTTCAGACCAAGATATTCAGTTTCCCCGTTACATCCTATGGACACTACGGATATCTCATATAGAATGACTTCCTTTACAACCAAACAGTCACGTTCCCTATCATATTCACATTTTTCCCATACATAACTATAACCTATAGAGAACTGGTTCAAAGTTCCACTTTCAAGCTGTTTCAACGCTTGATTCCCTCTTTCCACATCATCAATAGACGCTTCAAAGTAAAGCCCTTTCTCATCTTCTTGCAGAAGCGTAATGCGTCCTATAGGTTCATGCATGTCATGCATCCACAACATGATAATCTTATCATTAGCAGAACTTTCCGGACCTCTCTCCTGTATACTTTTTGAGAAACATCCTTTCAAGAGCATATCACCGAACTTATCAATGTTATTGAAAATTGCGGCATAACCACTGATAGTTCTGCTGCCAGAATCATATTGTATCTCCTTTGCATAAAAAGATAAGGATTTATACTGCTTCCCCAGCCTGTCCTTGTATTTGCTTGTCTCCATCATTATTTATTTCTATTTTAAATTCCCCTTTTGGGTTATCCGGATCAATATCTGTAAAATTAGACATCTCAGTTCTTGCCTCCTCAAAAGTAATCAGCCGGTTGTTATACAATGAAGCTATAGCATTAGAGGCTGTAGACAAGGCATCCGCCAACTCTTTCATGTCCTTTTGAAGACAAGCGACATGAGTAAAGTCCATTTTGATTATTGCTCTGTCCTTACATATAGCATTAGTCAAAGCCTCTGTTATACATTCACTGTCAGGAATAATAAGATCCTGATATGCCGCTTTCTTTGCCTGAGAAGAGTTATCATAAGTACTTCCTTGTATAATCAGATTGGCGTCAAAACCTATGGTCTGAGCTATCGCCTCCAAACACGCCTTATCTTCCTCATGAAGCTTCAATTGTTCCGTATTTGATCCTAATGTAATCCATCCCAGTTTCTTAGGAGTCACCATGATTTCATACAACTTATGCACTATGCCATATTTCCTTTTAAAATCATTCTGCAATTTTTGGGATTCAGACGGAGTAATGGCGGCATTCCCTACATCAGTCGTATCATTCCCGTACAATATCCCTTTTGGACCTCCATTAACTATAAGATTTCCTCTCCCTATCAGTTGAGCCATATAGTTTCGCGTATGCGAAGATAATGCGTCTACAGGGGAATGGAAGGCAATTTTCCCTCCATTATTGCTTGGAATATCCATTATTGAATCGTATATGACAAAATATTCCTCATCCCCAAGCTCTATATTTACATCTCCCCAACGTATATATACCCTTTTAGCAATTGAAGAAAGTTCTGTCTGAGTAAATGGGTCTTTACCGAATGATTCCATATAAAATAATTCGGGAGGTATTACCATCATGGATTTAGGCAGGTCGGATTTTAAAGCTCTCAATGTATAAATAGGGCAAAATCCGAAACATTTTAAGGATATCTCAACCTGTTTTATAAAGGAACGCCCACTCTGTATTATATTTGGACGATTTAAGAGAGTCACAATATCTTTAAAACTCCTCTTTTCATTCCCGTTCATATCTGTCACGTAATATCTTCCGTTCTGAATCATTCTTCCGCAATGATCTAGAACCATTGCAAACGGCCAACATTCATGCAAGGCTCTTGCTTTCCCCTCAACAGTAGACATATCGTAATCTATATTTCCTTTATTGCCAGGAAACAGGCTCTCTACCCATTTAGGTACATAAATAAAATTACCCCCATCATCCTTACCATGATAGGTGGCTTCATCATACATATCCTTATTTGACTTCTTTAAAGAAGGTATCTTAAACCAGTGTCTCATATACAACAATAAAGGCAACCGCCGTTATAATACAGCAATTGCCTCCACAGTGATCACGTTCTAAAAGTGGGTATGGTGCAACTTCACACCATGAAGGCAATTGCCTGTTACAAAGGAAC